TCACGGGTTTCGCCTTGCTTGAGGCCATAAATCAGAATTTCAGTTTGCATGGTGTCGAATCCTTACAGTTACAGGGTTACGGGTTGTTGATGAGATCAATTATAACCCATTGGGTCTGTGTGTCAACTACATCAACGAAAATATCTTCTAGGTGCTTTCCCTAACCCATTGGGTGATGCACTGGTGCATTGTGACAGTTGTGCCTTTTGGTTCGAGGGGTTCATTTTGGTGAACTGCTTAATCTTTGTGCAATTTAAAAAGTCGTATCTTTTCGCCTTGCCTGCGCGAAAGGGACACCTGTCATCGTCAGCGCCTGAAACTCAGATTTCACCCACTGGGTCAAGGATTCGCACTGACTCACTGACCCACTGGGTGCAACCTAATGACCCACTGGGTGCACTGACCCACTGGGTGCAACTGGTGCATCTTGACCCCTCAGACCCACTGGGTGCACTGACCCATCGGGTAACGGGGTGTTGACCCATTGGGTGCTCGGGGTGCGTTTGAATCCGGGGGGAGGGGGTGGGGCCGAGAGGGTCGAGGTCACGGCTACGTAGGCACCACAAAACCCGTGAAAATTTTTTCAAAAATCAAAAACCCAATGGGTTCACTACCCCCATTTTCCCCATGTTGCACACTTCACGTCACACGTAGTACACTCCTAGACACTATGAATCAAGCAGACCCTCAATTCGTAGGCACGGTTGTCACCGGAGAATCACCGCTACCGTCTTGGCTTTCCGTGCCTGACCCTAAACCACCTCGCATGAGCAAGGAGGCACGAGCGTTGCTGCACCTCGAATATGAGCAAATCTTCGAGCGTGTGGTGGAGGACGTGTACCGGGGCAGATCGCTTCAGTCACTGATTGAGGATGACCACAGGGCCATCTCGTATGAGGACTTTTTGCGCTGGGTCAAGCGTGAACCCACTCGCCACGAACGGTTCAAGGAAGCGCAGGAGATGCGCACGGAGTTTCTTGCCGGGGAAATCCTAGAGATTGCCGATGGGGTTGAAGCAGTTGACCCGCACTCCAACGATACGGTCAACCGGGACAAGTTGCGCATCGACACGCGCAAGTGGCTCATGAGTGCGCACAACAGGAAGCGCTACGGCGAGACAAAGCAGATTGAACTCGGCGGCACTATCAGCATCACCGAGGCGCTGGCGCAGGCCCAAGCTCGGGTGATCGAGAATGAGGTGCTGGACGTGACTGACGTGACGCCAAGATTGGAGAACGACTGATGCAGAAGATGCGCTACTCACCCGAGGACGAGCAGACGCTGATGGCGCAGCTATGGAGTCCGTCGATCAAGGACGACCCAGAGGCGTTCGTTCTGTTTGCGTTCCCTTGGGGGCAGAAGAACACACCACTTGAGCACTTCAAGGCACCTCGCAGGTGGCAGCGGGACGTGCTGCGTGAGATTCGTCAGTTCATTGTGGACAACCGGGGCAAGCTCAACCAGCATGAGTTGATCGAGGCCATGCGCCAAGCGGTGTCCTCTGGCCGGGGGGTGGGGAAGTCAGCACTGGTTAGCTGGTTGATCCTGTGGATGCTGAGTACTCGGATAGGCAGTTCTGTCATCGTATCGGCCAACAGCGAGAACCAGTTGCGTAAGGTGACATGGGGTGAGTTGACCAAATGGGTCACGATGGCGCTCAACGCCCACTGGTGGGAACCCACGGCCACAAGCCTGAACCCAGCGCAGTGGCTGACCGAGTTGGTCGAGCGTGACCTGAGGAAAGGCACCCGGTACTGGGGCGCTGAGGGTAAGCTCTGGAGCGAGGAGAACCCTGACGCCTACGCCGGTGTGCACAACATGGACGGGATGATGGTGATCTTCGACGAAGCCAGCGGTATCCCGGACAGCATCTGGTCCGTGGCTGCGGGCTTCTTTACCGAGAACATCTTGGACCGGTACTGGCTGGCGTTCAGCAACGGTCGTCGCAACACGGGGTACTTCTACGAAGCCGTGGACGGTAGCAAGCGGGAGTTTTGGAGAAGCCGCAAGATCGACGCCCGGCAAGTCGAGGGCACCGACAAGAGCATCTACCAGCAGATCATCGACGAGTACGGCGAGGACAGCGACGAGGCCCGGGTCGAGGTCTACGGGGACTTCCCCAAGTCCGGCCAAGACCAGTTCATCGCACCTCACTTGGTCGATGACGCCATGAAGCGGGACAAGTACAAGGACATGACTGCGCCGATCGTAATCGGCGTTGACCCGGCCCGGGGCGGCATGGACAGTACTGTGATTGCCGTGCGCCAAGGGCGGGACATCGTGGCGATCAAGCGGTTCAAGGGCGAGGACACCATGAGCGTGGTGGGCCACGTCATTGACGCCATTGAGGAGTACCGGCCAGCGCTCACCGTGATCGACGAGGGTGGTCTGGGCTACGGCATCCTTGACAGATTGACCGAGCAGAAGTACAAAGTGCGCGGGGTCAACTTCGGCTGGAAGGCCAAGAACCCCATCATGTGGGGCAACAAGCGGGCTGAGATTTGGGGCGCGATGCGCGATTGGGTCAAGACGGCCAGCTTGCCGCCCGACCGGTTGCTCAAGAACGACCTGACCGGCCCGATGAAGAAGCCCAACTCGGCAGGCACCATCTTTTTGGAAGGCAAAAAAGAAATGAAGTCAAGAGGCTTGGCATCACCCGATGCCGCTGATGCCATTGCCGTCACATTTGCCTACCCTGTTGCAAGCCGGGGTGGATACAATAAACCCGAGCGCCGCATATCTTCTGAGCGCGGCATGGTTTCAACTGGATGGATGGGGGCTTAATCATGGCTACAAAACCCGGACTGTACGCAAACATTCACGCCAAACGTGAGCGCATCGCCGCTGGCTCTGGCGAGAAGATGCGCAAACCCGGCGCTGCCGGTGCACCCACGGCCAAGGACTTCAAAGAGTCGGCCAAGACGGCGAAACCCGCCAAGAAAGGCAAGTGATGCCACTGGTCAAGTCAAAATCCCCCGAGGCGTTCCGCAAAAACGTCAAGGCCGAAGTAGCCGCTGGCAAGCCGGTTGCTCAAAGTGTGGCAATTGCCTACTCTGTCAAGCGCGAAGCTGCTAAACCACCTGCGAAGAAGAAATGAAAGCACTGCAAAACTGCATCATCATCGAGCGTGACGTTGAAAAGCACGAATTGTTTGTCCTGCCACCCGGCGAGAAGCTGGGTACTGGCGTTGCAACTGCCACTGGGCCGGACTGCAAAACGATAAAAGTAGGCGATAGGCTATACTTTGACGTAGGGCAGGAATTCACGCACAATGGTAAAGACTACGTGGTCATGCGTGAGCCTCACGTTTTAGGAGTCTTTGATGGCTGACCCAACTGGCATGGTTGCCGCCGCCGCAGTAGCGAATGGCGGTAAACCCAAAAAAAGCGCGTCAGATGTTCTGGCTGTCGCCCGTGCCCGCCTTGATCTGGCGGTTTCGGCGCTTTCCGAGTCTCGGGAAGATGAAACAGACGACCTGAAGTTCTACGCTGGCTCACCTGACAACCACTGGCAGTGGCCCGCAGACGTTCTGGCGACCCGTGGTGCAGTGCAGGGTCAGACCATCAACGCCCGCCCGTGCCTGACCATCAACAAGCTGCCGCAGCACGTTCGTCAAGTGACCAACGACATGCGGCAAAACCGCCCCGGTGCCAAAGTCATCCCCGTGGACGACAACGCCGATGTGCAAGTGGCCGAAATCTTCAACGGCATGATTCGCCACATCGAGTACATCTCCGATGCTGACGTGGCCTACGACACCGCCTGCGAAAACCAAGTGGCCTACGGCGAAGGCTACATCCGGCTGCTGACCGAGTACTGCGACGACAACTCGTTTGACCAAGACATCAAGATTGGCCGCATCCGCAACAGCTTCTCGGTCTACATGGACCCGCTGATCCAAGACCCCACTGGCTCAGACGCCAAGTGGTGCTTCATCACCGAAGACGTGACGAAGGCTGAGTTTGAGCGCATGTACCCCGATGCCACCCCGATAACGACACTTCAGTCGCTGGGCGTGGGTGACCAGTCAATCAGCAACTGGCTGAACGAAGACACGATCCGCATCGCGGATTACTACTACATCGACTACGACAAAGCCACGCTCAACCTGTACCCCGGCAATATGACTGCGTTTGCAGGCACGCCCGAGGACAAGGAACTGAAGATCATCTACGGCAAGCCCCTGCGCAGCCGTGAGTCGGACCGTCCAAAGGTCAAATACTGCAAGATCAACGGCTACGAAATCCTTGAAGAACGCGAGTGGGCTGGCAAGTGGATTCCGGTGATCCGGATTGTCGGCAACGAATTCGAGGTGGATGGCCGCTTGTACGTGTCGGGCTTGGTGCGTAACGCCAAGGACGCCCAGCGCATGTACAACTACTGGGTGTCGCAAGAAGCCGAGATGCTGGCGCTGGCACCCAAAGCGCCGTTTATCGGCTACGGCGGTCAGTTTGAGGGCTATGAAGAAAAGTGGAAAACGGCCAACACCAACAACTGGCCGTATCTGGAGGTCAATCCAGACGTCACAGACGGTCAAGGCGCTATTTTGCCACTACCCCAGCGGGCACAGCCTCCAATGGCCTCCAGCGGCCTCCTGCAAGCCAAGGCGGGCGCATCTGAAGACATCAAGTCCACTACAGGTCAGTACAACGCATCGCTGGGCATGGGTTCCAATGAGCGTTCTGGCAAGGCCATTTTGGCCCGTCAGCGTGAAGGTGACGTGGGCACGTACCACTACGGTGACAACTTGGCCCGTGGCGTGCGCCATGTGGCCCGTCAACTGGTCGATTTGATCCCCAAAATCTACGACACGCAGCGAATTGCTCGAATCATCGGTGAAGACGGCGAAACGAAGATGGTCAAGATCAATCCTGACCAGCCAGAACCCGTCAATCAGATCGTGAACGAAGAAGGCATCGTGATCGAGAAGATTTACAACCCCGGCGTGGGCAAATATGACGTTGTGGCGATCACTGGCCCCGGTTACGCCACCAAACGCCAAGAGGCGCTTGAGGCAATGGCCCAGTTGCTGCAAGGCAACCCACAATTGTGGCAAGTGGCAGGCGATTTGTTCGTCAAGAACATGGACTGGCCCGGTGCTCAAGAGATGTCCAAGCGTTTTGCCAAGACCATCGACCCCAAAATCATGGCCGACGACGACAAATCGCCGCAATTGCAGGCCGCAGAAATGCAGATTCAGGCGATGGGTCAGGAAATGGAGCAGATGTACCAGATGATCCAAAATGTGGGCAAATCCATCGAAATGCAGGACTTGGCACGCAAGGATTACGAGGCCGAAATCAAGGCATATGCCGCCGAAACACAGCGAATTTCCGCTGTTCAGGCCAGTATGAGTCCCGAGCAGATTCAAGACATCGTGATGGGTACAATTGCCGCAGCTTTGGACACTGGCGACTTGGTTGCTGGTGCTCCCGAGCCTCGGGAAATGCCTGAAATGGGGATTCAACAATGAACGCCGCTGATTTTGTAGGAACGCTGTTTCTGGCACGGGATGTGGCCCATTCTGTGCATCTGAACACCCGTAGCTTTTCCAAGCACTCGGCCCTACAATCGTTTTACGACGAGGTAATTGAGTTGGCCGACAAGTTTGCTGAGGCTTACCAAGGTCGGCACGGTTTGATTGGTCCCATCAGCTTGATGAGCGCCAAGAAAACCAACAACATTGTTGAATTTTTGACCGATTCGATGAACGAAATCGAAAAATGCAGGTACGAGGTGTGCGAAAAAACGGACACCCCAATCCAAAACATCATTGACGAAATCGTTGGTCTGTACCTGTCTACACTCTACAAATTGAGGTTTTTGGCATGACAGATTACGTTTCACAGACCCAGTACGGGAAATTTGAAGAATTCACGCTTCAAGTTGCCCGTGGTCAGATTCAAGGTCACCGAAACGTGACTGTTTTTGGCTTTAATCCCGATGTGGATCAGACTCAGGTGTCCGTGTGGCCCCTGCCAAGCCTGATCACATTCCCATCAGCAGCGCTTCAGATGACGGTCAGTTCATCCAGCGCAAGCGACACCAGCGCAGGCACTGGCGCTCGGACAATCGTGGTGCAGGGCTTGGATGCCAACTACAACGAGATCAGCGAAACCGTCACCATGAACGGCCAAACGGCTGTGACGATGACCAACGCACTCTTGCGCGTGAATTACGCTTATGTGTTGACTGCTGGCTCTGGTAACAGCGCAGCCGGTGACATCTACATCGGCACGGGCACTGTGACAACGGGCGTTCCAGCGACCGTGTACGATGTCATCAAATTCGACTACAACAACACAACCACAGGCAGCTACACCATCCCTGCGGGGTACACAGCGTATCTTTCCCAAGGTCTTTTCTCTGCGGGTCAGGCCGGTGGTTCCAACCAAGTTCAAGGCAGATTGCTGTCCAGAGGTCCAGATAACATTCGCCGCACCGCAGCGATTACCAGTTTGAACAACGGCGTAGCCGACTACGTGTTTGAGTATCCCCTTGCAGTGCCCGAGAAAACCACGCTTGAGGCAACAGCAGTCGGAAGCTCAAACAACAACGCCGTCTCCTCGATGTTCATTTTGGTTTTGGTTAAAAACTCCACAGGATACTGATATGTCCAATTACACCGCCATCACTGCCACTGCCCAGATCAAACCATCGGCAGGCAAGCTCAACGGAATTTTTGTCAGTGCTGCATCCAGCACACCCACCATTACGGTTTACGATTCGTTTGCGTCCAGCACATCGGACCCCGTGATACTGGCGACTTTCACACCAACGGCCAACACAAACCACAATTTCTTCACTGGTTTGTACGCCAACAAAGGCATTTATGTCGTGATTGGCGGCACTGTTTCGGCAACCATTTCCTACGAGTAATCTATGGCAAACGTCAAAATTTCCCAGCTCCCATCGGCAACGACCCCACTGGCGGGCACGGAAGTTTTGCCGATTGTCCAAGGTTCCACGACCAAAAAGGTCAGCGTTGCGGGGTTGTTCACATCGCCTGTCATGGTTACGCCTGCTTTGGGCACACCATCAGCCGTCAATCTGACCAATGCGACAAATTTGCCCCTGACCACCGGCGTGACTGGCGTTTTGCCAGTCGCCAATGGCGGCAACGGCACAGCCACACCATCGTTGGTGGCAGGTGCAAACGTCACGATTACGGGCACATGGCCCAACCAGACCATTGCTTCCACTGGCGGCGGTGGCGGCGGCGTGACATCGTTCAGCGCAGGTACAACTGGCCTGACACCGGCTACGGCTACCACAGGTGCGGTTACCTTGGCAGGCACGTTGGCCGTTGCCAATGGTGGTACAGGTACGGCCACACCCTCTTTGGTGGCGGGCACCAACGTGTCCATCACCGGCACTTGGCCCAACCAGACGATCAACTCGTCCGGCGGCGGTGGCAGCATGGTTTACCCCGGCGCTGGCATTCCACTGTCTACCGGCTCGGCTTGGGGCACTTCGTACAGCACCACCGGCACAGGCGATGTAGTTCTGTCCACTTCGCCCACGCTGGTAACCCCGCTGCTGGGCACACCCACCTCGGGCAACTTTAGCACCGGCACATTCACTTGGCCCACGTTCAACCAGAACACCACCGGCACTGCGGCCAACATCACCGCAACCAGCAACTCGACACTCACAACCCTGAGCGCATTGAGTTTGCCGGGTTCGCAAGTCAGCGGCAACATCTCGGGCAACGCTGCCAACGTCACGGGCACCGTGGCAATCGCCAATGGCGGTTCTGGGCAGACTACTGCACAACTGGCAATGAATGCTTTTGCGGGCGCTGTGACATCTGGCTCATATCTGCGCGGTAACGGCACAAACGTGGTCATGGCGACCATCCAAGCTGCCGATGTTCCTACGCTGAACCAGAACACCACGGGTACAGCGGCGGGATTGTCGGCAACACTTGCTGTTGCGTCAGGTGGCACTGGCGTTACGACTTCTACTGGTTCAGGCAGTGTGGTTTTATCCACCAGTCCTACATTGGTCACCCCTGTTCTAGGAACTCCAACTTCTGGGACTTTGAGCAATTGCACGGTTGATGGCACCAATGAGGTTGGCTTTAAAAACATTCCGCAAAACAGCCAAAGCGCGGCCTATACGCTAGTGTTGGCCGATGCTGGCAAGCACATTCTTCACCCTTCCACTGACGCCAATGCTCGGACGTTCACGATCCCTGCAAACAGCAGCGTGGCTTACCCAATCGGCACGGCAGTCACGTTCGTGAACATGACAAGCCAAGTGGTGACGATTGCCATCACTTCAGACACGTTGACACTCAGCCCTGCTGGCACAACTGGATCACGCAGCTTGGCGCAGTACGGCTCCGCCACAGCGTTGAAGATCGGGTCTACACAGTGGCTTATCTCTGGGAGTGGTTTGACATGAGTGGAGCACTTCAAGCGGTTTATCAAAACCATAGGACGTTTACCTACTTTGTTGAATATCTTGTAATCGCCGGAGGTGGCTCCGGTGGGGGTGACGGTGGTCGAGGTGGCGGCGGCGGCGCAGGAGGCTACCGGTCGTCTGTTGTGGGTGAAAGCTCTGGCGGCGGCGCTTCTGCTGAATCTACTCTAAAGTTGGACGCCAACTCAAGTTACACAGTGACTGTAGGTTCGGGCGGCGCGGCTTCCGCAAATCCTGAAGCGGGGGCAAGCGGTTCTGATTCTGTTTTTGCCACAATTACGTCAACCGGAGGTGGTCGAGGTGGCGGCGGTCCGTCAGGCGCAAATCCTGTGGGTGCTACGGGTGGTTCTGGTGGTGGCGCTATTGCTTTCTATCCTGCGAGTGGCGCAGGAAGCGGCACTGCAAACCAAGGCTATGCTGGCGGCACATATGGAGGTAATTTTGTTTATGGTGCTGGCGGTGGTGGCGGTGCAGGCAGCATTGGCGGCAACGGGAACAACGACGACGGAGGCTCTGGGGGTTCTGGTGTTTCATCCAGTATTAACGGAACATCAACTGGCCGCGCTGGCGGTGGTGGCGGTGGCTTTACAGGTACGGGTGGAAGCGCAACAAGTGGAGGTGGCGCGGGAGTAAATGGTACTGGGGTTGCTGGAACTGCAAACACGGGTGGCGGCGGCGGTGGTGGCGGCATCGGCGGTAATGGCGGGTCTGGTGTAGTTATTATTCGTTATGCGGGTGCTCAAAAAGGCACAGGCGGCACTGTTACAACATCGGGCGGCTACACCATCCACACATTTACATCTTCTGGGACGTACACAGCATGAGCCAGTTTGCCCAAATAGACGAGAACAACATTGTTCAGCGCGTGTTGGTCATTGGTCAAGCTGAGATTGACACAGGCAACTGGGGCGATCCGGCCAGTTTTGTGCAGACCAGCTACAACACGCGGGGAGGTATTTACTACATCCCCAACACCAACACGCCTGACCCAGACCAGTCCAAAGCCTTCCGCAAAAATTTTGCTGGTATTGGCTACACATGGTTGCCCGATGGTCCAGAAGGTGCAGGGTTTGTCCCTCCGAAGCCTTATCCGTCATGGGTGATGAATAGCTTTTCGTATTTGTGGGAAGCGCCTGTGCCAATGCCTGTGCCAAACAACCCACCTTTTTATGTGTGGGATGAAGCCACATTGTCTTGGGTACTCGCAGACCCTCAACCATAGGATCAATTATGTCTACCAAAACTTGGACCATCGAACAAATGCAGTGCTTCCCAAGCGTAGACGGCAAGCAAAATGTCGTCTATGTCGTCAACTGGCTCTTGACAGCCAAGCAAGGTGATCATACTGTTCAAATATACAATACGACGAACCTTGAGTACGCTGCCGGTTCGCCGTATACTGAGTACGACAAACTGACCCACGAGCAGGTGCTCGGTTGGGTTAAAAACGCACTCGGCAACGATCAAGTGCAAACCTACGAAGTCGAAGCTGATGAAGCCTTGGCTAAGAAAGCAGCACCACAATTGGCTACGCCCGGTTTGCCTTGGGCAAAACAGGAATATGTGCCAATCAAACTGTACTGATGCAGTCCATCAGGGAATCTCAGGATTCAAAATAAATGACTGAAGAAGTCCAAGCCCTAGCGGAAGTAGACTCCGCGCCAACCACGGATGTGACGGCCACACCTGAAGTTGTTGAAAGTACGCCGGAAGTCGCTGAGAATCAAATCGAACAGGCCGAGGAGAAGAAATACTCCCAAGCTGAGATCGACGCGATGATTGGCAAACGCCTCGCAAGAGAGCAACGTAAGTGGGAAAGAGAACAAGCACAGCGTCAGTCTGAACAGCAGACGCTAAAAGCTGCGCCAACGGCCAGCGTTGATCAGTTTGAGTCTCCTGAAGCCTATGCGGAAGCACTGGCCCTCCAGAAAGCCGAAGAACTGATTGCCAAACGCGAAGCCGCCAAGCAGCAATCGGCAGTTCTCGAAAGCTATCAAGAGCGTGAAGAAGCTGCGCGGGACAAGTACGATGACTTTGAACAAGTCGCCTACAACCCCAAGCTGCCGATCACAAACGTGATGGCTGAAACGATCCAGTCTTCGGACATCGGACCTGAGTTAGCGTACTACCTCGGCTCCAATCCAAAAGAAGCAGATCGCATCTCACGCATGACGCCACTCGGTCAGGCGAAGGAAATCGGGAAGATCGAGGCCAAATTGGCCGCAGAGCCTCCCGTAAAACGAACCACATCTGCGCCAGCGCCGATTTCACCTGTCACCGCACGCTCCTCTGGAGCACCGGCCTATGACACTACGGACCCACGGTCTATCAAGACCATGACGGACTCGCAGTGGATTGAAGCCGAACGTGCAAGGCAAATGAAGAAGATGCAAGCACAGATGACCCGCTAAACTTTGAAAGGACTTTGAAATGTCAAACAGCATTCTCACGATCGACATGATCACCCGCAAGGCTCTGGAAATTCTGGAGAACAACCTTGTACTCACCCGCAACGTGAACCGTCAGTACGACGACAGCTTCGCTGTTGAAGGTGCCAAGATTGGTTCCACACTGCGTATCCGTTTGCCCGACCGCGCTCTGGTGACTGACGGTGCCGCCCTGCAAGTTCAGGACGACAACGAACAGTTTACAACCTTGACCGTTGCCAGCCAAAAGCACATCGGCGTCAACTTCACATCTGCTGAATTGACCATGCAGTTGGACGACTTCGCTGAACGTGTGCTCAAGCCTCGTATCAGCCAGTTGGCCTCCAGCATCGACGCTGACGTTGCCAACGCTTACAAGACCATCGGCAACTCGGTCGGCACACCCGGCACCACTCCTTCGACTTCTTTGGTGCTGTTGCAAGCCCAGCAGAAGCTGAACGAGAACGCCGCCGTGATGTCTCCACGTTACGCCACCGTCAACCCTGCCGCCAACGCTGGTTTGGTTGAAGGCATGAAGGGCTTGTTCAACCCCACCGACACCATCAGCAAGCAGTTCAAGAACGGCATGATGGGCACTGGCGTGTTGGGCTTCGACGAGATCAACATGTCTCAGTCGATCAAGCAACACACCACCGGCACTCGCGCTGCCACCGGCAATACCACCGGCGCTGCTGTGACTTCCGAAGGTGCAAGCACTCTGACACTGACCGTTGGCTCTGGTGAAACCATCGCCGTTGGTGACGTGTTCACCATCGCTGATGTGTATGCCGTGAACCCACAAACTCGTGAGTCCACTGGTTCGCTGTTCCAGTTTGTGGCCTTGTCTTCCTCGACTTCGTCCACAACCGCAACTGTGACCGTTGCTCCGATGTACTCGGCCAGCCACGCTTTGGCTACCATGACCAGCTTGCCTGCTAACAGCAAGGCTGTCGTGTTCGTCGGCGCTGCTTCCAGCCAGTACGCTCAGAACTTGGTGTACCACAAGGATGCCATCACCTTCGCAACAGCCGACTTGCTGCTGCCACAAGGTGTTGACATGGCTGCTCGTGCCGTTCACAACGGTATCAGCCTGCGCGTTGTTCGTCAGTACGACATCAACAACGACCGTCTGCCTTGCCGTATTGACGTTCTGTACGGCTACAACACCATTCGTCCACAAATGGGTTGCCGCATCTGGGGCTAAACCGAAACGGGGGCTTCGGTCCCCTTTCTCTCATCTCAATTTTGAAAGGAAATTATCATGGCACTTCCAAACGGCGCAGGCGGTTACCAAGTAGGTGACGGCAATACAGGCGAAGCTCAACTGTTCGTGCAAGGCGCTCCCACAGCGCTGACTGCCGCAGCAACTCTGACCGCTGCTCAACTGGCAAATGGTCTGTTCACATACACCGGCGCAGCCGTCAACTTGACTTTGCCTACCGTGGCATTGCTCGAAGCTGACATCAGCAGCGCTTCCAAAGTGAACGCAGCGTTTGACTTCACCATCATCAACATCGGTGGCACCAACGCCGCTACTGTTGTGGTTGGTACAGGCTGGACCATCGTTGGTGTGGCCGCTGTGTCTGCCAATACATCCGGTCAGTTCCGCGCCCGTAAAACCGGCGATGGCACTTGGACACTGTATCGCGTGGCCTAAACCTAAACGGGGGCTTCGGCCCCTGTTTTTAAGGAAACAATCATGTCAAATACCAAACCTGTTGGCGTAGCGTTCGCTGATCCTCTTTTGGATGACGCGCAATTTACGTTGTACACAGTTGCTCAACTGCCTCCTGCAAGTGCTGCCTTGGCTGGCACTCGCTCGGCTGTGAGCAACTCCAACGCTGCATACTCTGGTAACGCAGGCGCTACCGTTGCTGGCGGTGGCTCCAACATCGTGCCCGTTTTCTGCAACGGCACAAACTGGGTTATCGGCTAAACCAAACGGGGCTTCGGCCCCGTTCTTCAACATGAACATTTACCTCACACACCCCAAGCACGGCGCTAAAGTTGCCACAATGGAGCTTGAGGCTGAAGCTGACGAGCAAAACGGCTGGGTGCGCTACAATCCTGACACGCCTTCACAGCCTGAAGAAGCGGCTAACACACTTGTGGCAAAGCGCAAATACACCCGTAAGGCGGAAACTGAAGGAGTTTGACATGGCAACGTACACCGCTGGTGACCAGATCAACAGGGCGCTGCGCCTGCTAGGTGTACTTGCAGAAGGCGAAGTGCCATCAGCCGAGACGTCCCAAGACGCCTTGATGGCGATGAATCAAATGATTGATTCATGGAACACAGAGCGTCTGTCTGTGTTCTGCACCCAAGATCAAATCTTCACTTGGCCCGCTGGCCTTGTCTCCCGCACCCTTGGCCCCACTGGCGACTTTGTTGGTCTGCGTCCTGTGCTGCTCGATGACGCCACGTATTTCCGCGACCCCGGCACCAACGTGTCGTTTGGCATCAAGTTCATCAACCAGCAGCAATACAACGGCATCGCGGTCAAGACCGTGACCTCAACGTACCCGCAGGTCATCTTCGTCAACAACACGTTCCCAGACGTTGAGATGTACGTCTACCCACGCCCCACACGGGACTTGGAGTGGCACTTCGTGTCTGTGCAAGAACTCGACAACCCCGCTGGTTTGGCGACTGTCTTGTACTTCCCGCCCGGTTACCTGCGTGCGTTCACCTACAACTTGGCGATGGAGATTGCGCCCGAGTTTGGTGTTGAGCCAAGCCCGCAAGTGCAGCGCATCGCCATGACCAGCAAGCGCGATCTCAAGCGCATCAACAACCCTGACGATGTGATGTCGATGCCGTACGCCATCGTGGCGACACGCCAGCGCTTCAACATATATGCTGGCAACTATTGACTTAAGTATTCATATTGTACAAGCAGCATGATACATACGTTTCGCATCCAAATAGGCTTGATGCGCTTCCTCCGGGGTAGCGTAATCGCCTATGCGAATCGTTTTTTTGTTTATGGTGATGCTGGCTCTCCATTTGTTTTGAAACCAAATCACACCCATAAAGCCGGACTTGTTTCGTTTGTTTGGCTTGCGGACGTTTTGCGAATTGCCTTCCGCGCCTACGTCACGAAGATTTGCAAATCGGTTGTCCGATTTGTTTCCGTTAATGTGGTCAATCAAGCCAATCGGCCAATTGCCGGTTACGTGAAGCCAAACGATTCTGTGCGTTTTATAAACTTTGCCGCAGATACCGATAGTCGAATAGCCTTTGGCGTTAATGTTTCCCGCAACATCGCCAGCTTTGACCGCCCGACTTGGCCGAATTTTCCAAACCAACACGCCAGTTTCAGCGCTGTATTCAAGTATTTTTCGCAGTTGTTCTGCGGTAATATCGGGCTTGCTCATCTCAGTCCTCCTGTGTTGAGCCTCAATGTTAACACAGGAATTACTAAATGAAATCGCCGATCCTTGGGTCCAGCTACGTTGCCCGCAGCACCAACGCTGCGGACAACCGCATGATCAACTTGTTCCCCGAGATTGTTCCCGAGGGTGGCAAGGAACCGGCGTTCTTGAACCGTGCGCCCGGTCTGCGCCTGCTGGCTACCGTGGGTACAGGTCCAATCCGTGGCCTGTTGGATTACGGCCAGTGGCTGTATGTCGTGTCGGGCAATGAGTTGTACAAGGTGGACCAAAACTACGCCTCCACGCTGATCGGCGTTGTGGGCAACACTGGCCCTGTCTCGATGGCGTCTAACGGCACCCAGTTGTTCATCGCGGCCAACGGCCCGAGCTACGTCTACAACTCGGTCACAAACGCCTATGTCGAGAACTCGGCGTTCCCACGGGCGCAGGTAGTCACGTTCATCGACGGGTACTTCATCTTCAACGAACCCAACAGCCAGAAGTTCTGGGTCACTGAGTCCTACGATGGCACGGTCCTTGAAGGGACCAGCGTTGCCAACGCCGAAGGCTCCCCGGACGGGCTGGTGTCGTTAATCGCAGACCACAACGAACTGTGGCTGTTTGGCGGCAACTCGGTCGAGGTTTGGTATGACGCAGGTCTGCCACCACCGGGTGTGCCTTTCCAGCGCATCCAAGGCGCGTTCAACGAGATTGGCTGCGCTGCCACGTACTCGGTAGCCAAGCTGGACAATTCGCTGTTCTGGTTGGGCGCAGACGCCCGAGGTAAGGGCATCGTCTACCGGGCCAACGGCTACACCGGCCAGCGTGTGTCAACGCACGCAGTTGAGTACGCTATCGCACAGTACGACAACATCTCGGACGCCATTGCCTACACGTACCAGCAGGAGGGCCATGCCTTCTACGTGCTGACATTCCCATCGGCCAACGCCACTTGGGTGTATGACGCCTCGACACAAGCGTGGCATGAGCGCGGTAGCTGGGTCAACGACAGCTTCATCCGTCACCGTTCAAACTGCCGCGCCGTGTTCAACGGCGAGGTGACTGTTGGCGACTTCCAAAACGGCAACCTGTACGCTTTCGACTTGGATGTCTACTCGGACAACGGCGGCATCCAGAAGTGGATTCGCTCGTGGCGTGCCCTGCCCACAGGCCAGAACAATCTGAAGCGCACGGCGCAGCACTCCATGCAGCTTGACTGCGAGGTAGGGTTTACCCTGCCTCCTGTCAGTGAACCGGTGTTTTTGGCGACTGAGGACGAGAACGACATCATTACCGAGTCGTATGACTTCCTGATTGACGAGACTGGCATTTCGGTCAACCCGCAGCCAGTGGTGTTGCTGCGCTGGTCCGACGATGGTGGGCACACTTGGAGCAACTACCACGGCAAGGACATGGGCACCACGGGTCAGACTGGCAAGCGAGTGATCTGGCGGCGCTTGGGTATGACCATGAAGCTGCGTGATCGGGTGTATGAGTTGTCAGGTACGGACCCCGTTAAGATCGCCATCATGGGCGCAGAACTGATCCTATCGCCGACAAATGCTTAACGCCGACACAAACATCCCATCGAACAGGGTTCCGTTCTTCGATCAACGGACCGGCCTGATCTCGCGGGAATGGTATCGGTATTTGCTGGCGCTGCTGAACTCTGACGTTGATTACGTGCCGCCGAATGACCCAGCGCCTGTGCCCTTGACGGGTTCCCCGCTGGTATACGGCAACACGACTGAGCGCCCTATCGACATAATGATCAGTGGCGGCGGTGTCATCAAAGTCGAGTTTCAGCGCGGCACTGGTACAAAGTACAACACCGGTTCATACTACGGCATGTTCGGTTTGTCTCCCGGCGATGCCCTGACCATCACGTATTCAGGCACACCCACCATCACGGCGATTTCGAGGTAGCAATGCCAACAATCTTGACGGATAATCGAGATACTGCCTTAAAAGTGGGCTATGAGGCCACTGATTGGTCAAACCCGATTGCATTT